GCTTTATATTCTGCATGAATAGCTTCTCTAAGATTTCTAAGTGATGTAGAATCTTTACTATTATCATTACTATTTTTTCTAAGAGTACCTATACGTCTAAGTTTACCATTGAATTCTACATTAACATATATTGAATAACTATCACTACCTAACTTTTTAGGTCCATGTGTAGAATTAGGGTATATGGTAAATACAATTGGTTTACCTATAAGTTCTGTAGCAGGGTCATCAAGAAGTCTGAATGTTTCTTCATCTACAAGTTCTAATATTTCACCAGTTGTAATATCTTCAATGGTATTCTGTTCACTTCTAATAGGTTGTCCATCTGCATCATATAGTATAAATGGACCACCTACTCTTTCATTATTAGCAAATTGAGATATATCTGCATTTTTAATATCTGGGTTATCTGTTTGAGTAAATTTAAGTACTTCATCCTCATAATAATACATTACATAAGGATTAGATTGTACCATTGTAGGATTAGCTTTCTTTTCAGATATTTCCATAGGTATATTACCATCTACAATATCACTAGAAGCTTTATTCTTTTCCTCAGATACATCAGGTGCATTTGAAAAACTAAAAGAAGAATTCAGTCTATCATTGAAATAACTATCAACTATTTCTTTGAATTTAGTATTCTTATTATATCTGTCTACAAACTGTTCTGCGTTAGTAATACCTTCTACATTAGCGTTCTTATTTTTAAATAAAGCAAGTTCTCTCATAAGTAATGCATTACTTTTATAACGTGCTAAGTAAGCATCAGGATCACCTACAGGATTACTACTTTCCTTATCTGCTTTATCAGCCAGTTTTTTAAGTTTAGCTTTAACTTCATTACCGTATTCAGGATGAGCAAGAGCGTTATTCATTTGATCAATAGAAAGATCATCTGTAATAGACGCTATCGCATTTGATTTCTCAAAAGCTTTTTGGAGTTCTACAAACTTCTCTTCACCTTCTTTAGTAGATAATTGTTCTTGACGTTTATCAATAACATCATTCTTGATCTCATTGACTACTTTATTTCTTACGTGTGTATCAATAGATTCGTTAGTAGAACTATTAGGTGCTTTTTCTGTTTTACCATCTTTCTTTAAAGACTCTTTAATAGTACCTATTTTCTCTGTAGCATTATTAATTTGAACATCTAATCTCTTAGAGATATTATCTGTAGGAGAACCACCTAGATCTTTAAGATATTCTTTTTTATATTGTTCATAATATTTCTTTAAAGATTCTTGTTCTTTAAGATCTGTATGTAATGGATCTACTCCATTTTCAATATCTTTCTTTTTAAGACTATCAATCTCAGTAGAAATTTCTTCGGCTGCTCTAGCTAAGTTACGTTTCTCATAGAAATCAGTAAGTTCTTGTGTTTTAACAATATCTGATTTATTAGGGTTATCGAATATTCTAGAATATTCTTCACTGATAAAATCAAGATCTTTAGCAATATTTTCGTCTGCTTTACGTTTATCAGCTATCTGTTCATCGGTCATACCAGAAGCTTTCAGATCAGCATCTGAAGTATCTGCAAATTGCTTGTAATGCTCTTTAAGATCATTTAATTTACCTTCTTTAGCATATTCATAAGCTTGTTTTAATAATACAGCACCTTTAACTAAATGAGCAGTATTAATATCTTGTTTATCTAATGCTGCGGTTACAGCTAGAGCAGCATCTTTTTGTCTATCTATCTTACCATTAACAACCTTATCATGTACATTACCTAGAGCAGAGAATACACCACCACCTACAGCACCAAGTAATACAGATGCTTTAAATTCAGGATCACTTACATAATCACTTAATCTTGAACCTAACTTATCAATACCGAAGAATGTAGTACCTTCTTCCAATGCAGTGCGTTCAGCTTCTTTAGAGATAACAAATTGAGTACCCTCTTCAATACCTTCTTGTACCATATTACTAGCAAAGTCAACCAATCTATCTTTAGAGTTCTTACGGAATTCTTTAGAAGCAGCATTAGCTATATTCTTACCTTTACTTAGTGTGCTGTATTGCATAAAGTCAGATGCAAGGTTCACCCAATTGGCATTCCATGCTTTAGATGCTGCATCACCTGCTTTATTACGTGCTTCTTGATCTGAATAACCTTGTTCAATAAGTCCTTGATATGCAGAATTGAAAGTCTCACTGGCTTCCATAGTATTCTCCATATAACGTGATATGACAGCAGATGTCATGTCTTTTGCTATACCGATACCTTTAGTTGAATTGATGATCTTAGAAGCTCCAGCAGCCTTACCTAGCATACTTGCAACTTTAGTAGCACCCATAGCAGGTATCATAAGAGATAATGTGGAAGCTACATTCTTAAAGTTATCAGCCCACCAACTACCATCTGTAGGTGCAAAACCTGTTTGTGCAGCTTCACTACGATATATAGGAGCAGCTTCATTGACAGCTTCCTTACCTTCTTTCATAAGGTCTGCAAACCAATTGCTATATTCTTTCTCAGTACCTAAAAGAATGTTTTTCATTTGTTCTACATCAAATAGATAGGAAGTAGCCTCTAAAGAACCTAACGTAGCTTCTCCTAGACCTTGTACAATAGCATTACGTGTTTGTTGCCAACCTGATTGATTAGCTGATAATACAGCTTCTCTATTCTGTCCAGGAGAAAACTGTATAGCATCATTAAATGATGTTCCGTAATTGGAAAATGTATCTATTCTACCACCTGATGCAGCCCTACCTATTGATTCTGTAGGAACTTGAAATATGTCATTGGATGACCTTCGTGTATTTATAGGTTGATTATTACGATCTAACTCTCCTGTCTCTATAGGATCAAATATACCCATGAAATTATTTTGTTTTTTATTAAAGTGCTGCTTTCAAACGATACGCAGAATCAATTATAACATTCAATTCAGCATCGGATGCTAATTGTAAACCTTCCCATCTAGCTTTTAAACTATCTCTCAATGCAGTTCTTGAAGAAGATGAATCTACAGTTTCTACGAGATAATTCAACATTAGTTTATCTTGTAATGCAGGAGTCATTTTAGTACTCGGATGAATACCTAATTTTGTTATTTGTTCTTTAAATGTAGAAGGTATGAATTGATATTTACCTACAGCATGTATCTTACCCTTATCACCAGATGGTTTACTTTGAGCTTCCATTACTTCACCAACTGTCATATCTACAATTCTCTTGTTAAGGATGGATGAACTATTTCCAGGATTTACAGGTTTAGCTCTTCCTGTTGTAGGATCAGGAGTACCACCTTGATTCATTGCATTATATTCACCAGTTTTACCACCACTTTCGTATTTAGATACAATATTGAATACGTTATTAGCATCAGGTAATAATTGAGATGGTATATCTAATGTAGTAGTACCTACATTATTTCTCTGCTCACCATAATACATTTGATTTTTAAATATAGATGATAAATGCTCTTTAGCTTTTTCTTTAGTCATCTTTAAAGGATTTTCACCTGCTTCTACAAGCATTTCAGTAATATTTCTAACTTCTCCTTTTATAGGATCAAATACTTTACCTGCAATAGAATATCCTCCTGTAGGTGTTACAGCTACTATAATATCACCATATTCACCTTTAACAGTGTCTGGAGTACCGAATTTAGCAACAGTAGAAGTACCTTTATAAGTACCTTCAACAATATCAACTGCTCTATCTGTAGCAATGATCTCTTTCATTTGAGGATCTGTCATGAATTGTTGCATATTATCTGTAACATCAACATCATACTCAGAACTTTTAATTATTTCACCATCTTTAGTTGTAGAGAATATACCCCTTACCATCCATTTATCATGAATGTTGTCAAAGTAAAAACTTTTAGGTATATAATTTCCATTACTGAAATCATGTGTTTCATCTTTAGTACCTGCTTTATAGAGACTTTTTATATTCTGACCATCTTCCCCGTCAGGTTGAGTAATAGCATTTAAAGGTTGTCCTTTATAATAAACACCTTTACCACCACTCATACGAGCAATAGCAGCATCATTGATTATCTTATGGGACATTGGAATTTCTTTACTTGTCAAATCACCATCTGTTTTAGTAAGTAGATAACCAGTAGTTGTGAATTCCTGTTGTCCGAAATTAGCTTTAATATTATCATTGAGTTTAGAATAATATTCTTTATATTTTTCTGGAACTACTTCACCATTTATTTCAACAAATCCTTTTGGTAATGATTGTATACCACTGATAATCACTGAACCAGCAGCACCCATTGAAGAACCTCTTCCTTCATTTCTTTTATACCATTTTTCATATGCTTCTCTCTGTTCTGGAGTAACGTCTTTTAAAGGGTCTTTTATATCTGGTATATTTTTACCAGCAGATCTCATTTCAATTTCAGTATCATATTTAGCTTTAGCAGCTTTACGTCTTTTAAGTAATAAAGCATCGGTATCTTGTCTAGCAATAGTTTCTACTTCAGCAGGATCTTGTTTGTATTGCCAAGAACCATCAGACATTTGCACAGGTTTATTAGCTTCTTTTAGTTTATTATGAATAGCATCAAAAGTACTTGAATATATCTTCTGTTGTTTTTCAATAAACATACTATCATACTCTCTACGTTCATCAGGATTAAAAGTTCTACTTGGTGCATATCTCATATCATCCAGTGAATAACCTGTACTAGAATCCACACCTGTAAAAGGATCTGTACCTATAGCTTTAGACATTGAACTCAAATTATCAATTTGATCAGCAGGAATATTTGTAGCAGTTACTATATTATAATCTATATCACCTATAGGTACTAACGGTATCATAGATTCTTCCTGTTGAGTTTTAGAAGAACCACTTTTACTACCTGCACCAGTAATATTCTGTTTACCCTCTGTAAAGAATGATAATGATGCTATATTCATATAATTATCTAATAACGAATCCCAATTATATTGACCACCTCTACCTTCTTTATCTAATGAATGCATTTTCCATACAGCATTTTTAGCCATTTCAGGATCAATAGAATTAAGAGCTTCCATATTAATAGTACCATCTTCATTCTTAAAAGAACTTAGAAAATCTTCAGATCGAGATTTTACAGTTTGATAATCAAGTTTTTTATTGGTTTCTTTATGACGATATTCTGGTTGACCTGTTTCAGAATTATTTACTAAAGTATATTGATCATCAATAAGAGGTTTGACTCTATCTATATAAGGAGAATAAGCTTTAAGATCTGCTACATTTTCCATCAATCCATAGTCAGCAGGAGTAACATTTCTACCTACAATACTATTCATATCACCTATATTGAATTGACCTGTCTGATCATCATAAGCCTTATACTGTAAACTCTTACCATATTCAGGCTTATTCATATTAGCCAGAATAAATGGTTTAAGTGCTTTATCACTATCCAAAGTAACCTTTCTAGGATCTGAAGCCATTTGTTGTTTCAACTTAGATAATCCTTGAATAACAGCAGATGAATTCCTATTGGTATTCCAACTATCAGCCAAAGCATTCAATTGATCATTATATTCTTTGGTCATACTGGAAGCCAGTCCTTGAGTAGCTAGTCCACCTTCAAATGTAAGATCTCCAGCAGCAGCACCGATAGCACTATCTATAGCATCATTACGTCTTTGTCCTATTTGACCTAATTGGATCATTTGATCCATAGGTAAAGGTTCATAAGTTTGAACAAATTCCCTAGGGGAAAAATTCACAAATCTATTAGCTGCCATATTTATTTTATTTTACCAAACACGTTTTCGTACATTAACTTAACCGTCTCTTCTGTATTTAAAGCATCTGATTGTCTTACTCCTTGACCAGCAGCTTTGGCTACTTCATCAATTGCATCATAATACTCACTTAGAGCTACACCTTTATTAGCAGCTTCATCTTGTTGACCTCTAATATCAGTACCTATATTGAATTGTTGTGCTTGATTTCTATTACCTATATTATAGTTGGCTACATTTTCTCTAACACCTGCTGTAGACTTACTACCTGATGTAGCTAATTGTGCTAATGCATTAGGATCTAATTTACCTTGTTTACGTAATGCTTCAATAGTAGATGCTGATTGATCCCTAGCTTCTCTAAGTTGAGCATCAGCAGTCATTCTTTCAGGTGTATATGTAGGATATTTAACTCTATCATAGTCTTTACCTTCACCTGCTAAGTAAGCAATACTACCTGCTGCATTAGCACCAAAACCTAATATACCCTGATACAATTGTTTAATTTGATCAGGTGTCATTTTCTTTTTGGTATTGTCTTTTGTAGTATCCTCTGGTAAATTTGAATAATCCATATTATAATGGTTAGCTAAAAATTTTTCTACTTCAGCATCTTTTTTAGAATAATCTTTATCAAATTCTGCATCAATAGGTTCATTTATATATTCATTAGTAGGTTTTATATAATCAGGTTTTAAATACGACATATCTACATTAGAAGTTACTTGTAGATCATTAGGTCTATTAGCAAATGGTATATAAGACATATTTCCAGCTAACATATCTTGTTCTGAAGGATTCCATAGATCATTTTGTCCTAATATATTCCTTACAGATCCTTCATCACCTGCATATTTCTTTTTTACACCACCATTTCTCATAATTGTCTGATCATTATATCTTGTTCTAGGAACATCAGCTTCACCTTCAAATCTATCTCGTTGTGCTAAAATATCAGCATTTTCAATTTTTTGTTGTTGACTTTCAGCAAATTTACGTCTGTTAGGTTCCATAATAGCATCACCTAATCCAGGTAAAAATACATTGGCTATAGCAGCACCAGTAGTACCTTTGACACCAGCATCTTTATCTGCTTTAAGATCAAACCAACTACCCATAGGATCAATAGTTCCTCCCATATACGCCCATGCTTGAGCAGCTTCATCTTCACCTTGACTACGTGCTTGATCTCTGACAGCTTCAGCTCCACTTGACAGACCTTTACCAGCACCATAGAATTGACCTACAACAGGTATAGCAGATGCTACACTATCTATAGTACCTTCTACAGCTTGAGTACCTACATCTTTTTTACCGATACTTCCAGCATAAGGATCTTCAGCACCTAATTGTCCCAATGAACTTGCTAATCCTCCTGCTGCGGCTGCATAACCACCAGCTTGCCCAGCAGACATTCCTCTATTGTCGAGCTGTATAGAACTAGAATCTATATTATAACCTGAATTCTCAGGTATAACTGGTGCAGCAGAATCATCTACTGTAGGTACTGTATATCTTTTACCACCAGTAGCATACTTTACACCACCTACTTTAAAAGTATTCTGTTCTTGATTACCTTCTACATTAAAAGGATCAATACCTTCAGATACAAGGTCTTTGATCTCTTTCATGATGATATTGGCAGCAGCAGCATCAAATGATATATCAGAGATCCTATCACCTTTAGGTCTATTTTCTCTAAGCTTATCTTCTTTTTGAAGTTCCGATATGTTCTTAGATGTTTTACGAAATATGAATTCATTATCAGATCCTAAAGGTGTATATCCTTTTTCACCACCTTCAACTTCTGCATTATCAGTATAATCCAAACCTTTAAGTTCGTGAGGAAGTCCTTCAAAATCCTTTATACGTGTTTCTTTATTGTGTGTTCCCATTTAATTTACAAATATACATTAATAAAATTCACTTGTCAAGTATTATTTTCTAATTTTAATTAGGAAACTTTCTAAAGTAATTTATTATGTGGTGGAGTTTGAACTCTTTATTATCATTATTAAGGAATGAAAACTTCTGTTTCATCCAATTGGAACGTATTCTATTACGTGTACCTGATTCATAAGTGATCGCATGATTCCATTTACGTAATATACGTCTGATATCAGTACGTATACCAGTGGTCTGATAACTATTATAAGTAGTTATATTATTAAATGTTTCAGCAGTTTGTTCTACATCATTGACATCCAATACTTCAGTCAACCATTCAGTATTATCAAATACTTTGGATACTTCACTTGCAGGATTAACAGTAATGATAATATAAGATTCTTGAGGATCTTGATCATAGAATACACCTCTTTCACCTACATCATGCAGATAAAGCTTATTTTCATTACTAGGATCAGATGTAAGGACATATTTATCATCATTGATATACATGGTAGGTTTAAAACCTCTAAAGCCCGTAAAACGATCCTTAGTATCATTATAACCTATTGTAAAAGATCTACCTATAGGGTCGAATACACCACTACCATTGATATTACTATTATTATCATAGAAAGTGATCAAGAATTCCCTATTACGTACATCATAAGTACCACATATACCTATACGTGTTATATTGTTCGTAGGTAATGGACTATCATGTTTAAGTATATTACCTCTTGTATTCTTATATAACCAACCTTTTATCCTGTCAACTGATATATCTTTCAGACCTTGTGAATTGAATAGATACAGACCACCATCTTTAGAATCAAAGAACATTGTTCCATTAGGAGATTTTATAAAAGAGAATTGATGCCACGAACCTATTGATCTGGATATATAATCGAATCTAGGTAATACACCTGATTGACCTAATACGATACCACCACCTATATTATCATTGACCACAGATCTATCATTTACAGATGCAGTACCGAAACCTCTTTGTTGCCATGCTATTATCTGATCACTGGAGTTCATCAATTGACGTATTTCCCCAAGATCACCTTGAATATCAATATATGTCTCTGAATCGAATATTCTCCAACTATCAGCTAATTCACCATATACTTTAGGTGCAGAAGCCCATATCCTTACAGGATGTTCAAGTATCTCAGGAGAGTTCAATGGTAACGGAAATGATCTTTGAGTATCCATCTGTTCAGAGAATACATAATTATATTTGAAATCCTCTCCATAATCTATAGGATAATCTTCAGGATCTGCTACTATATCACTTTCCCCATAGAATCCACCAGAAGGATTCTGTGTACCGTTGAGTGTATAACCATGTCTAAGATCTGTATTTACAAATGATTCACATGCATAATATAATCCTACTGCCATTCTTTTAGCTCCATCACCAGTATCATCAAAATCAATGAAATTCTTTGTCATTTTCAAACTATCGAATATATTGACATAGGTATCTCCACCATATACATTGGTCGTTGTACTCAAAGAATTCTGATCTACATCTATTACACTTCCAGTATTTATATAAACATTCTGACTTCTAGCTGAATATCCTTTACCACCATATTGACTATCATTCTGACGTATATAATTCACTAGATATTTATCTGCTACTTTTCTTGCTGGATTAGGTAATCTTCCAGTATTTGACCAATTTACACCTGAACCGAATACGTTAGGATAAGGAAATATTTCCAATCCTCTATCCAATACAAGAACAGTAGTGTCAGTACCTCTTGATGTTCTATCACCACCAGCAAATCTACTTCTGTTCTCAAATGGAAAAGTATCAATTATAAAATCATCATCAAAAGATGCAGATTGTCCATGAGTTACTTCTCTTTCTTCACCGTATACAAGATAATCCATTATAGGAGCACCATGATAAAGTTTCCATAATACCATATTAGGTGCAGGATTCTTATTCAATGTACTTACATGTGTACCACTTCCTTGAACTACTTTTATTTTATCTCCAGAACGATGTTCCAAAACTCTTTGAAATAAAAGATCTGGAGAATGAAAATTAACTATTCTGTGACCAAAATTATATTGTTGACCATTTATATTGGTAGATGTTTCAACAGAGTCTGCTATTGCACTATTCAATGTAAGAAATGATAATGAATCTCCCATATCAGGATGATATGTAGGAGGAGATTGAGAAGAATCCTTTATACATTGATGTACTATACCTTGAGCAAGTATTGTTCTATCTTCAGGTTCAAGTTTCAAACGTTTGATCACCCATTGATCAACTTTATCCACTAGATCGGTAGGTGTATTCACTGTGAATTTCACACCTAATGTATTGACATGCCATATACCATTTATACTACTTGTTAAAGGGAATATCTTACCTGCATTCTCAGGAGCATCCAATGTGAAACCACTTTGAAAATCCTCAAATATTGCTGGCATTCTTATATCAGCTATCCATTTAGCATAACCTTCTTTACCGTTCTTAATAGGTACTAGAGCAAATCTATATGTTTCTTCTCTGCGATAACCTCTATATATATGATCTATATAAGGAGATTTAAAATCACTGTAATGACCACCTTCCTTATATATTGTACCATCACCTAATTCAATTGTAGCATCATCCCCTACTCTCCAAGGTAATCTATACGGAAAAGAATAATCTCCAGATGTTCTTGTATCTGTTGCTAAAGATCTATATGTGAATTCATATTTGACATTCGGACCTTCACCACCTAGAGTTATACCATCGGATTGATATTTATAAATATTCTGATCAGGATTTATTGCATCATATGTTTCAGGAATACCAAAAGATGTCAATAAGGTAGTAGGTACAATTGCTTCAGGATAATCAGTAGGTATATTACTTATATCTACGAGTTTTGAATCTTTATTACTATCGAATCTATAAGCTCTGGCATCAAAATCAATATCCAAAGACCCTCCGCTTGTATTAGCAGCAAATAATATATTATCTTTCTGTGCTAAAGCATGACACTTATCAAACAGGTTTATTCTTCTATTGAAAGCATCTTCAGTTATAATGGATGCTGCTTCAGAACCCGTATGTGTATATTCCAATTCAGAACCAGTGATCGACAGTTCAGCTACTTTTGATATCAAAGGACTTGCATCAGCAGATTCTACTCTTAGAACTATTATTTCAATAAAATCAAAAGAAGTATCAATATCTGTTATTTTAACAGTGAATGATTTATTTGTTATCACACCACTATCACCTCCTTGATAATCAGAATAACTTTCAGTCAAAGAATCCTCATTGATGAATATGCTATTGGATGCATGTGAATAATTGGTAAGTCCACCACCTCTAGTACCTAAAGCATAAGCCACTTGATAATGTCCCATGAAAAGAGAACCACCATTCTGAATACTTTCCAATGTAGGTTTTGTCAATACGGTCTGTAATTGTAATGACAGTTGCTCAGGGGTCACTGCCATTATATTAGGATCAGCAAAATTGATAGATCGTAATACATTGAATTTAGAATCTGTCCAATAAGAACGTATGAATTGAGAATTCTCTTTTACAGATTCTATACCTCCAGGATTTGCTATAGGATACCTGGTAGACATATTCAGATCATTTGAATATATAAGAGTGATCGTAGGAGATAAGGATACTTTATCATAGGTTACTTTCCACCATGCCATGATACCACCGATAGCAGTATCATTATTGGTAGAAGCTATATAAATATCATCATCAATACGTGTCCATCCGATAGGTAATTGACCCGATTGTGTTATCTGTAAAGATACGGTTGTCAATGTGGAAGCTGTATTATAACTTATGATATCAACAATATCAGACCATACCCTTATGATATTACCATTACGGGATACATTCAATTCCAATGATGTGAATGTAGGAGAATTACGTAATGAATCCTCTATCTTATCCATCATATCACCTACGTTGGAATTACCTGATATGGAGTTACCGAATACAGGACCGTTAGATGTCAATAATGCAACGTTTGTAGACCATGTATCAGGTACTACATCAGGAGTAATTGTCAATATATTTGGAATATCAGGTATATTAAATGAAAATTTATTACCTTTAATATTAACTACTACATGTTCAGAATCTGAAGAATTTGAATTCAATCTAATGTTAAAACCATCCTCAAATGAAGATGGTTCTTTAATATTATCAGAAATATCCTTTATCATTCCTTGATGGAATGTATTTTTTACAAATTCTCCCATTATATATTAGTATTTCCGTTTCTAAAACTTGTTTGATTTCTAAGTATCTGCATTTGACTCGAAGATCTATGTCCTGTAGCATGTTCATCTTCAAAAGATACTATACGTCTGAATTGATTGGCAACACTACGTGTCTTATCTCTATCTACAAGTAACGCTTTTGTCTGTGCGGAACCTATATACCAAAGACGTTCCTTATTTACTTTTTCATATTTACGTTCATCTATCTTATCTCTAAGATATAATTTGAAAGCAATACGTTCAGCTACATATGCAGTTGCTGCCTGTTTGAATTTCTCATCATCAGGAACCATAGGATAACCTCTTTCATCTGTAGGAAATGCCATATATGCCATTTCTATTTTTCCAGTAGAAAAGTTAGTGAATATATAATTATCATTGAGTTTATATGTAAGATCACTTGAACATACCAGATCAGGACATTGTGCTGAATGCATTCTCTTATGAAAACTATCAGTGGAATATCTCATAGGAACACCCTCACATGTACGTGTCTGTACGACCCTTATAAGATCACATGGTAGAAGTCCTCTACCATTAACTATCTCTATATAAGGTCTGTCATGTCCATCGGTGATACGTTCTGTATACTGCATAGGCGCATTGATAAGATCTATGACACTACCTATCCATTCAGCAACATCTGTCCAATCAGTATCTACAGTAAAACCGTAATCACGATGTACACGTTCTACTATTGTTTCTAAACTTACATATTTCCCTGAGAGCATTTTTAAAAGAGTTTTAAATTATTAATCAGTTATTGCACCATCAAGGAATGAATATAATTCTTCTCTTGTCATTGGTGATTTGACCTCCTCTTTTTCTTCTTCTAAAGGATTTTTTGTAGAAATATATTTTTTATCTTCATCTATATATTCACCGTTTATTTCACCATATTTACTCTTAGTAATGATAAAACCATTTTCTACTTTCTCTACACACATTCTTTTGGTAATACCGTTTTTACTTTCAGATATTTCCCATTTTTTACTTTCGTTTTCCATTTTATTACTTTTTATTGCTAACTCTTTCATAATAATCAACTTTTACAAAAGGATCTTTCAATGCTGCTGATAATTGTCTTTTAGCACCTTTGACAGGAACAAACTCATATCCTTTGATATTACTTACATTAGTACCACTTTTTATCCATTTGAAGAACATAGTATATCCACCAGTATGCAGATTTCTAAAATAAACATACTTTCTATTCTTTTTAGCTATAGGATCTTCAGCCCATAATTTATTGGTTTCTTTATAATCTATCGGTAATGTAAGACTGCCATCTTTCTTATACTTAGGTTCAGGTCTATGTTTGAATATCATAATAGTACCTAATCTATGTGGTAACTTAAAGAATCTGTTCTCAAAGATCATTTCTTTGATTATCTCTGCGTTCACATCGGCTACAGCATTGTTTATAGTACCTAAAGACAGATCGAAACCATCATTACGTTCAATGGTATCAAGTCCTTTGATATATCGTTTGTAAAGTTCCTGAGAACTTATATCAATCTTATTTCTCGCCACTTATAGTATTATTTGCATCATTGGTAGTATCATTGCTCAATTGATACTTCAATAATATCTGTTTGATGATATATTCCTTCATATAATTCCACATATAATCCGATAGTGGATATTCCATATCATCTGTATAACAAGGATCTCCACTACAACTATTGAATACTGCTGCATCTGTTGGATCACTTGCTACAAGTCTTATATTGATATATTCTATAAGAGATGTAAGATCAGTATTCTTAGAGGCAATATATATCCTATCATTACGATAGTAAGCAACTATCATATCCCTATTGAATCTACCATTACCGAAGAATATTGCTTCTTTATAATCCTTTAATGCGAATGGTTTACTTGTAAAGTCAGTAGGTCCTACACGTTCGATTGCTTCTCTATGATGAAGTACAATAGGTGTCGGTATCTTATTCACAGTACGTAATATCTTACAGTCAGAACTGAAATCACAACATTCAGTAGTAGATGCAAGTTCCATAGCTACACAACCTAGATCCTGTATGATAGATTCTGGTATATCTCTATCTTTATTCAATTCATTACGTATCCACAATGCTCTTTGATTATGAATAAGGTCTTTAACATAGCGCAGATCAAGTACATCATCATCATGAATTTCAGGACGTACAGCTTCTACTATCTGATATGTAAGTTCATTAAGAGTCATATTTTATTATCTTTTATATCTTTTATAAGATCTTCTATTTGAGCTTCAGCATATGTTCCCATACCAACATCAATAGAAAGAAGTATTTCTTTTAATTTCTCAACAATCAACTTTCTTTCTTTAAGAGTCATGTCCGTATGTTAATCTAGTTTTATATATTTTCGGAGAATGTAAACATGAGATCTCATAATCAACACCAGCTTCTCCACTACCAAAATTAGTATGAATCCATCCTGAAGAACCGTACATGCTCATATTCTTTTTATATCTGAAACGTTTAGCAAATGTTTCTGCTGATTGATGTAGGTCTGCTGTGATCACGTGAATATATTTACTTCTGATCTTTTTACGATCAATATAATCATTGATGAATCCTTCAGTTTTATCGTTGATAGTAAGTGGTAGACCAGTTTTCATATTCATATCATCTTTACCATGTCCAAAAATATATGTATGATCTCCAAAGGTGATATGATCTAACATCTTAGCTGTTACAAATGTCTTTATCTGTGGATATTTAGCTTGTAGATACATTTGTGCTGCTCTTACTGCACCATGACCGAATGCTCCTGCATGATTGTCATTTGTAGTAGCAATGAACCATATTTCCTCTGAAATATCAGCATTGATAAGTGTTTCCATAGTTTTAATGGTAACTTCAATAAAAGTATCTATCTGCTCTCTAGAGTCCATATTCTGAGGTAAGTTATGACCACCTCTAGTAGTCTGTCCATCCATACCATCAAGAGCATCACCAAGATCATAAAAAACGAGTTTGCTGAATTGTCCAAAGGTGTTATGTTCATCTATGATCTCATTTACAAGTTTTTCATGTCTGTTAAAGATTTCCTCTCTATCATAATCATTACTATAGATACTATTCCTAGCTGTCATAGCTCCAATGTGTTTATCAGATGAGAATATAGAGATCATTTTATCATTCTTACTTTTAGAAGCTCTTACACCAAATGGAGTTACACCTTCTTCAATAATTTTTTGTAGAGATTCGATTACATCATTTTTTTCCTCTGTAGTTTCATCAGCTTTATAAGAATACAACCATTTACCATTAGCACCTTGCCACTTACTTTTGATCTTCATATGTGGTTCTGCTACTACAGAAATATCCAAGCTATTATTTTGATTTACAATTACTTTTTCACTTTCTTTAATACCCTTAACAATAAGTTTAATACTATTTATATCATAAAATACACCTAATTTAATGAGTCTTTCTTGAATTACTTTAGGAGACTTTTTAAGATAGCCTTTATGTTCCAATAGAAATTTATATGCTTTTTCTTTCATGTTTTGTTTTTAAATTATAATGCAAACTTACGTAATATTATTGAATTACACAAGTTTTATGCATTATAACCTATAACTGCTCCTGATGTCAATGTCACAGATACTATCTGTATATTAATAGGTACACTGAGAAAAGCACCTTGTTTGAGTGTTTCTCCTGATACATTCCAATATGTCAAAAGATCTCTACCAGCACTATCTAAAGCTGCTGCAATAACAGTATCTTCCTGTACTACCAGAGAAGACCATCTTCCTTTATTAGCAGATGTATCATGTATAAGGTACGAACCTTTACCCCCTGCAATTTGTTGTAAGTAACTTACTTCTACTCCCATTATTTTATTTATTTTTTAAAAGTTAAACCAATTTTTAATTTTTTGCCATACACTTGTCTCAACAACATCTGTTTCGTCAGTTATTATTTCATTCAGAACAGACTTTTCTGTTGTAGGTATAAGTAATCCTAGAGCGAACTCTCTTGGACTTAGAGAATCTTCAGTTTCTCTCATATCAAGCCATTCCGATGTATCGTTTGTAAAGATCTCAATAAGAGTGTTTCCGCCATTATTTACCCAATTGAATATTTCTTTACGGTATTTGTAGTAGAACGATTCAAACGGGACAGATAGACCGCTATTTTCTGCTGCTACTGTAAGCTGGTCGATTATTGCTTGTCGGGATTCAATTGTGCTTAATGCGTTTAGTCGCGATATTTCTATTATTCCGAAAGGAATACCACGCTCTGTAAGCTCATCTTCCCAACCTAAAGGTAGTGTCCATTTATCAAGCGTTTCATCGTATGAAGGTCGGCAAAGCGCACCCCACGAAGATGTGAACGAATCAATATTTCCTCCCAAAGCCAATAGGCTATATGTTACACTTTCTTCCATTAGTTATAACTATTTTATTGAACTCATCCCAAGCCTCACAGAAATCCAAGTATTCGTCAGCACTTAACCAAGGCGTTACCGCAAAACCAGCATATGTCAAAGTAGAAGGAAACAGAACGGCATCTGTCGTTCCATTATGAAGGCCGTGGGCATAGAAGTCTTCTGAGATGGTAGATGATGATGCTATCGCAGCAGAACCGTCAAAAGAACCGTTAGTAGCTGTCCTGATAATGGTAGAACTATCTCGGCCAAATGATAGCACACCTGTTATAGATTGTTTCGTTGGATAGCTTCCTCCGCCTCCGTTGTTTACTCTGATTATGGATGCTGTCGTGTTGAACTGCCAAAATGCCGAAACACCCACTGAGCTTTGGTCTGTCGTGTGTACACCCATTGGACATGTCAGATACTCAAAACCATACTTGGATTGGTAGAAGTGACACATTATATTGTTGATGTCAAAATCAGCGGGTTGAACATCCATATTCAACGCCTTGCCAGAACCACCTTTGACACCTTCCACGCTAATATCTCCACTCACCATGTTAATGAATGTACCCGTATGCGTTGGATTTAGAAGGTCAATCTTGTAACCGTCAAAGTAAGCCGTAGAATCATTGTTCGGGCAGTAGATGTACCAAGCTGCATTGGTAGATGTAAGTAGTGTCCATAGGTCGGTTGCGTTGGTCGTTCCATTACCTTTTAGCATCCAAACCAAACGGTTAACTGCATCTTTTGCACGACCACCCATTGTGTCAGATGTAAGCGTTTCCAATGCTGTAATAAATGTACCCGCTTCTGTTATGGATGAAACGGTTAAGCCATTGTAAACGGTAGCCGTGTAATCGCCTCCATCTGTCGCTTGTATGTAGATAGTGGGGTTAAGCGTATCTACTACGTAGCTGAAAGCATTACCAGCCTGTACAGTTGTTTTGGTTGTAATATTTCCTTTTACCGTGAATGTGTAAGAAGTTGGGATTATACCTGTTGGTGTTACTGTTATGGTAACCGTTTCACCGTATGTTGGTATAGCGTTAGATGTTGCTATTGATAGTGAAGAAGAACCTCCTCCTCCGCCACTATCATCACATATACGTGTCCAACCTACTCCTATAGCCATTAATTAATACTTGTTTTTATTACTGAATAAACTACTAATCCTACACCTACAGCAATAGATACACCACCAATTACAATTACTATTTTACCAGTAGTAGCTTGTTTCTTATAACCATTCATCATAATAGTTGTATTTGAATGTTTCTCTTTTTCTTTTGTATATTGTGAATTCAATTCTTGATTTTGTGTAGTTAAAGAATTATTTTTTTTAATTGTAAGTTCTTTTTCTTTTTCACAATCAAGAATATCTTCTTTCAGTAATATATTTTCTTTCTGCGCAGCTATTCTATCGTTATTGATGATACGTATCTGTTTATAACCTATATCATTGAATCTCATAAGAGAACCTTCTATCGGATCATTTACAATATCAATATAAAAAGCTCGACCATCAGGTAAAGTATCTCTAATTATCAGAGTAGGTTCTGAAGATGTTTGCGATAGCGTTAGCATCGGTAATAACACCATCAGTAAGAATAATTTTGTCATTCTTTTTATGTTCTTCATGTATAACAATTATATTATCTTTTCTAACTTCTCTTTTTTTACGTAACTTATTCAACTCTTTATTATAAAATACAATACTATCCTGTTGTTCTTTTATAATATTATCAGATTGTTTTTGTTCTTTAGTGATCTTATCATTAGTAACTTTCAATAAGTCATTGGATGCTTTTGATTGAAACAGTTGTTGAACAGCTACTACTGTTATTATGAGTAATATAACTACAAGTCCTATTATGATGTATTTAGATCGGTCCGTATTTTCCACCATTACCACATATTTCTAATTGTATACTATCTTCGTCATTGATAAGTTTCATTATCTTATCAAAAGTAATTTTAGAATTTGTAATATCAATAATATTATCCTTATTAAGATCTTTATATGATCTACCTGTCAATATACATCCTTCAATATCAGGTCTTTTTGTTTTTGGATTCAAAGAACCAGCATAATTACCCCAATGTATAAGAATATATTTTCTATTCTTTACGTTTTTGATATGTAAATGTCTACCGTATTTATCTGAATAACGTACTTTAACAATATAGGTTCCTTCAGGTATACAACTTATATTAGGTTTATTATTTAACCATTTAAGTTCTAATGTTTTACATTTGAATTCATCTGTTTCAGATGTCAATTTAAAATCTCCAAGAGTTTGAAACTCTTCATAATGTCTATCTATATGTAATTTTATATCCATAATAATGTTTATATTATTGGTTGAGCTGATGCATTGGAACCACATGTCTTACAATAATTATCTAACCATGCTTTAATGTCACAAATTTGAATTTTCGTAAAACAACTTTCTATATTACTAGGGTTTATGATTATTGGAGTTGTAAAATTAATTATAGATGCATTTAACGGTATATTTTCTGAGAATGAACCGAAAGAAAAATTATAAGGATTTCCCCATTCTTCACTAAAAATAAATGTAACATGTGCAGATCCAGTATCTAAATTTTGTTCTACTGTTGTAAACATATCTAAAGAGCTGATCAATGATAATTTAGCATTCAATTGATTACTAGCATCAATCAATGATGTGATATCATATGTTCCTCCAAAAGGAATCAATACGGAACGATTACCATTTCCACTAACTACTGTAATATCATTTACAGTAAATGTTCCAGGAATAGCAATTGCAGGAGGTGTCTCTTCTACCCATTCAATATCATACTCAGCTCGATACCAAGTAATATCACTAGCTATAGGATTACACATTAACATATTTGAAAATACATTAGCAATAAAATCATTTGTAATAAGACATTTGGTATTCTCAGCAGAATACTTCATCTCTTTATCATGCTTGACAATATTACTTGATAAACAACATAATCTGTTATTAACGTATTTTTGTATTGCGTTACTCATTATTTATTTATTATCTGTTTTAAAAGTCTTTGTGTCTCATTTTGATACATGGTAATGGAATCCATTTTCAATGTATCTATGTTACACTTTTTTATTTCAATAACACGATCAACTTTACTATTTGTTTTTGGAGCCTGTTGTCCAAAACACATACTAATGAGTACGAGTAAACTCGCGGACCAGATTAAGTGTTTGCTCTGTATCATCTTTAATATTAATAAGTCTTTCCTCAAACTTTCCCATTGTTACTGAGTGATCATTAACTTGGATCTGTATTGATTCATACTTACCTTTCAATTCTCCTTGTGTCAATATCATTGTATTGATCTGTAACTGCATCAACGCTCTTTCTTCTTTTGCTTCAGATTGAACTTTATTTGTTGCATATATTATACCCCCTATTACAACTGCAAATTTAATTACTTCAATTACATATGATAATTGTTTAGCATTTTTTTGTATTTCGTCACTCATTACTATTTTCCTGATTATGTTGATTTTCTCTTTTGATCTCCTGACCTTTTTGATATACTTTAAGACCTGCTGCAACTGTTGATATTGAAGTTACTATACCGCCAGCTTCCAATGCGTTATCAGTACCGAATATAAGTACAAACCACCCCATAAGAACAGCATTTAACATAAGCCATACAAAAGCTACTCTTGTAATGGATCTTTTACTACTTTCTGTAAGATATTCTTGAAAATTGATCATCCTATTTTAATTGCTTTTATGAACCATCCGTCTACAATAACAGTACAAGTGGTATCTGATTCTAATTTTATTTGAGCACCATTATTAAGGACATCTTCACTTCCTATATAAAATTCTAAATATTCGATTATCTTATAAGTACCTGTTGTTTTATAATTATTAGTATTTAACAAAGGTATTTGAAATGCGCTTGCTCCAGAACCAAATGATATTTCTCCTGATATCTGTGTATTATTGGTCGCAATAACAACATCAAATACTACTCTTAAACCGATAATATCTCCAACAGACATACCTGTAAAATTCAATTTATTAGTAGATGAATCCCATAGTTCAGAAACCCCATAAGGAAGTTTTGTTAAATTAGTATATAGACCAAGACCATCATTTGTCAATACAGTAAGACCTGCACCTCCAGTTATCGTTATAGGTGTTGCAGTTGTAGCAAAATCATTATAATCAGCCCACCCTCCAGAAAAATCATTTACATTATTATCTGTTTTATATCCATGTATGATTGTCAATAGATCAAATAGATCTGTAGATGTAGGAGATGATATTTCAGAAACACTATCTTTCCATGGAGATCTCAATACTACAACATCTTTATTTTTTATGATCAGATAACCACCTTCAGCAGATACTTCGATATTATCTTTCAAATAATAATTTCCAGTTTTATCTGTAGTATTATAAATAAGTATTTCATTAGGAAGATTGGTGATTGTCCATTTAGCCATATCAACGTATATGTTTCACTATTACTTGAGACAATATGATATCGTTTGCAGCAGCAGTTCCATTCTGTGCTAAAAAACTGATAACAGTATCACTTCCCCAAGTAATACCTGCCTTACTTTTACTGATGCCTTGATTTACAGCACCAGTTATCATTTCTCCAAAACCAACAGCACTTGTAGCTCCAGTACGTAAAACTTCAACAACAGCTTTGAAATCAGTTCCATTAGGAGCAGTTGTTACAGCATTTGTACTATACACATTACCATTTATATCTATAGCAATTGTTTTTACATTGGTATTGGCAGCAAATGTTCCATAAACACTGATGTATACACCTTCTCCATTGGAAGATATGGTACTTGCTGGTAGAGTATATGTGTATAATGTTTCGAGAGTGGTTACAGCAGTTGTACCAGTATCTGAATATTTGGAATCCAAAAGACCATTGTCTGATAGTTTACTACTCGGTAATGAACCATCTGCAATTCTAGCAGCAGCCAATGTACCAGTAAGTTTAGAAGCATCAAGATCATTGATCATAGCATTCAATACTTTCAAAGCACCTATAGAGGTTACACCAGCATTGGTTATACTGATATCCCCTGTTACTGCTACTGCTGTCGGTCTATTTGAAGCATTACCTACTACAACATAAGTAGATGTAAGGTTTTCAACTTTTTCAAGAGTGACATTGGCATCCAATATCTTATCTGTAATCACTGAATCATCTTTAAGATGGGATGAACCTATTATAGAAGATGCTAAAAACGTAGGAATGATATAGTTCTTCCAAGATGAACCATTATATGTGCATATGGCATACCAATTTATATTTTCAAATCCAGCAGGAACAGTATCTCCAAATAATGTTATATCATTTCCACTCAAGGTTACTGAAGCTTCCCACAGTATTGTTAATACAGTATTGGTCTTAGGAGTACCATTTATAACTATATCAAGATCAGAACTCAATGTTTGCGTACCTGAAAAACGATACAATACATATTCGTCTGTAGGAACTCCAGAACCTAATGTGAATGTACCAGACTCTATTGTAAGATTACCACCTGTAGTTACAGATATGTTCTTTATTCCTTTTATTTTAGGACTTATTGAAAAACTCATGATTTTAAATATTTATAAAGAGTTACAGAAGTAACAGATGCTATTGATGTAGCTGCACCATCAGAATTCTTAAGTTGTATATCTACAAGATTGTCAGCACTTAATGTAGGTGTTATATTCGATATCTCTGAACCTCCAGAACTCAATGTGTTTATTGCTACATATCCGATCTCTGTGGAACTGTTATTGGCTACAAATACTTGAGTTGATCTACTTCCCCAACCTCTTACAAATTCTATTGTTCTTGGTTTAAGTGTATCTGTTGCAGAAACAACAAGATCCAATATTATTTTAGCTCCTGTATATATATTCGCATTGAAATTAGAGTATCCTACAACATTATCAAATACAGTATCACCATCGAATGTTATTTTCATTGAAAAACTGACATCTGCTCCTATTGCAGCATTATCCAATTGATGATCATTCTGTACCAATATCTCAAACCGCAACATATCACCTACAGTACCTATGGTATCAGCAGGAATTGAAATATTCGATATAGCATCTGTATATGAATTTGTTATTGTAGAAGGACTGTTAATAGCAGTTGATTGATATATTATTGATATACCATCATTACCATCAGTACCATTTTCTCCAGCACCATCAGCACCTGCTACACCTTGAGGTCCTTGCGGACCTACCTGTAATTGAATACTTTCATCAAAGCATCCATCATTGCATCCTGTACAACCCATTATATTTTATATTTTAAGAACATCCACAATCAACAGTTACACCGCATAGTGCTTGTAATCTTGTCAATGTTGCTGTTGCGTTATTAGCGTTACATCCGTTAGCTTCATATATCATTGCGTTATATAGATTCCAGAGATGCATATATTTCAGTAAAGTACTTACATCCTTACAAGGATCGTAGTCTTTCATTTCTAGCATTTTATTAAAAATACAGCATTTGATATTACAATATGTGAATATCTTTACTGTTTTAACTGAAGTACCTGTATCAGATGTTACTGTGTATACTATTGTATGCCAACCATCTGCAAGATCAATATCAATAGTATCATAACTGAAATTACCAGTTACTGTGGTCGGTACTTCATCAGTAAGATCAATAGCACTACCACCATCTATCGTAATACTTACTGCAAAGTTATTATCTGTAGGATCTATGTTTGGTGTACCTATACCTGTTGGATTAGTAGTTACATCATAAGCTCCAGTGGTATCTGTTATAGATATACCACTACATGAATTTGTTGAACATACTTTTATTGTTGATACTAAAGCCATTTAAAGTTTTATATTAAAAAGAGGATGTGTAGATGCTATATTTCAAGCACCTACAATCCCCTTAATTAAATTGATTATGTAAGAGCAAGTTCTCCCCCTGCTGCACCAAAAGCTAATACTTCGAGTACATCAGTAATATCATTTGCAGTAGCTGCTAAACAATAGTTAGGAGTAGTTGCTGGGGTTGCTATAAACAATTGTTTTTTAGAAACCGTGTTAGTAAATCCTGTCAAAGTATGTGCATGATTAAAGCTGATAATATCATAGCCTCCACCTGCAACAGCAGAACTTACAAGTACATTATCAACGCTATCAAACAACAACGGTTGACCCATTCTATATTGTTCTCCATAGTATCCATTAAGAAAGTTTTCAAGTTCTGCCATTTTAGTAACAGTACCATTTCCTTCTGAAGGACTTGACAATACAGTTACAGGTGTAGATCCAAAAGATTTACTCAATTGACCTTCCCAACGTACTTTTTTATACTTGGATTTACCAAGACGATAATCAAGTACAGTACCTGTTTTAACATATCCCCAATCAGCAGCAGCTCCTAAAGCAGCAGTAATAATAACTGCATTACCTTCAGCTATAGCAGCAGCACTAGCTGCACTATAAGGTCTATCTAATGTAAGCGTTTCGTTTGTTGCATCAATAGCTACAATCTTATAAACACCATCTGTTACAGCAGGAGAACCACCTTGACTTTCATCAAATCGAATATAATCTCCAACAACAGCTACAGCATCAACATCAGTTCCAAAAAGAACTTGTTTACTACCTTTACTTACAGTAATAGTACCTGCACCTGTGTTAGCTGCTCCTGCGTTATTACAGATAGCTTTAAATACAATAGGTTTATCACCGCTTGAATTACTTACCTCACGATCAAAGTTCTTAACAAGTGAACCTACAATTCCTAAAGCTACATCTGCTTGTCCAGCAGTAAGCAATGATTGATAATCTCCTCGTTTGATACGTTCATCATCAGTACCTGACATGAACATACTGAAGATGATACGATCAGTATAAAGTTCTCCTGCATATGAAGCAATATCTTCAATTGCTCCTGAAGTTCCATTGTAACCTACAGCTACAGATTGCTCTACAGCAGCAGAATAAACTTTTACTCCAACATTCGCAAGACTTGATTTTACAATCACATCTGATTGAATAGGCGGTAGACTTGCTCCACGACTTACAGCTACAATAAATTCAGTTGCTGTAGCAGCACTTGCTTCCGTAAGTCTTACTCCATGTTTATCAAACAACCCAACTTCACCTGTAGAAGCTTTAAAGTTAGCTCCATTGATATTATCAGTGGTTTTAGTTGCTGTTCCTCCCACAATTAGAAATTGTGAGTTATTAATTGCACTTGGTGCGCTCATTTTGTTTTTGTTTTAAATTAAAAATATACTCAAGATTACTCTCGACCTATTTCTAGGATTTGTTTTACATTATCGTCCATTTCAATACTACTGTACCGCTTGCAGTAACTGTATCAGCTCCTGCCCAACCATCAGCAATATTAAGATGTACTGCTTTTACATCGGCAGCTACTGAAAGTTCATCATCTGGTTTCAAGAATGCTTTTGTAGCTGTTCCACTACAATCTGTTGCTGTCTGTCCATCAATGATGTCTTCAAATGTAGCAGTACCTCCTAGTACAGCAACTGCACCAGTAGCAATTACAGTACCTACACCTACATCAGGAGTATCTGCATCAACCGTACCTCCACCTTGTAATGAGATATCCATTGATGTAGCACTCAACAAATGTGCTCCTGCTGGAAAAGTATAGATAAGTTTTCCGATAGCTTCATTAGCAGCCGCAGCTACTGCAAACTCAAGATCTGCAATTGTAAGTACACTTGTGAAATTTCTACCGTCTCCATAATGTACGGCTGTTACATTGGATGCTACAGTACCTACTGCTGCATTTGACAATACACCTCCATCTTTTAGTAATACACCATCAACTACCACACCATTACCTGATGTAGATTCAGAGATTGTATCAGCTACAAGATTACCGTCTGACGGTTCCAATTCATTGACCACATCTACAAGTTCGTTGAATTGTTTAGAGTAAACCCTAAATCTACCATCACCTGCACTTGGTTTAAAATTATTACTTGTTATTTTCTTTGCTGTCGCCATTATTCTATTATATTATTATTTTCAAATGCTTTTGTTTGAAATTCCTGTCTACCAGTTGTTTGCATCATAAGCTGTACAGCTATATCGGCAATTTTCTCATGGTTCATAGGGTCAAGCTCACAAAAATCATTATTGTCTGTTAGATCGACCACTTTAGGTCGTCTATAATAAGACACTAGATAGCTTGCTGGAGTTGCCCCACTGAACAAGATAAGTTCATGTCGTTTCAAATTAGTTGCACTTAGTGCTAATGTTGTATCTGTACGTTCTCTATCAAGTCTCCAAACAGACTCACTGAAAGGTTTCTTATATGGATTTTTGATATTGGCATTATAGTAATCCTCTTTAATAGGTTTTACTGGTACGCGTTCTGTTACAGAAACGTTACATATATTATTATAAGTTATCAGACATTCTTCTTTTAGACTTAACCAAAAGTTCACAGGAAGTTCCACAAAATATGAAACTGTCCCATGATCTCCTGATGTGAATGTTGATATTACTGAATGATCTTTTAATTCTGATAGATCTTTACTTCGTTTTTCAGTTTCTTCTGCTCCTTTACGTGCAGGATTCGCATCTTCATTATATAATGATTTTACAAATACCTTTTGAGCCTTGTTGAAAAACAATGATAGATCTGAATCTGCATATCCAGGAGCACCTGATGAAGTTATCACATCATAGCGCAACTTAATATAATCTAAGATCTCAGCGTTTGTCATTTATTTAATTTGCTTTATTAACTCTTGCTTCAATGACCATTCTATGATCACTGTTACTCTTGTTATTCAAAAAGTCAACTGCTTGTTCAGTAGTAGTTCCCATAAGATCACCACCTGCTGTACGATAAACAGTGCCATCACGTAGGATCGCATTTGCTTGAATACCTTTACTCAACAATAGTTTGGTCTGCATAGTAGGGTCATTTACTACTTCCAAGAATCGTTTAGGAGATTTAGCTATAACTTTACCTATCTCACCTTGCAACCATTCCAATTTAGAAGTAGGAGAAACCCTTACGTTCTTGATAAGGAACAATACGTCAGCAAGTGTAGATCTATCTTCTCTGATAGTAGCATATTTGGAATAAGCATCTGCAAATAGATTAGCTTCAGAAGACAATCTTTCATCTTCATATTCAAAATCAACGATCATATACTTGTATGAAAGTTTACCTCTTGCATCAGCAGCACTTGGAGCAATATAATCCTTATTGAGTAACAATACCTTATATGTAATATAATCCATCGGATCAGAAAGATCAAGCATAACAGGATCTTTACCTAATTTAATAGGTTTGAATCCTCCAACACCTTTTTTGGTCTTCCAATAATTATCACTTGTTTTATGTACTGATAGATCACCATCCGACAAAGAAAGTCCTGGATGATTTTCCAAGTATCTCTGTTCTTCAGGTGTAAATGGATTCTCATACGTTCCTGTACGTGAATTCTTAGGTACTGTAAATACATGTTGAGCATTTTGAAACAAAAATTCTGCTGCATGTCCAGAGGGCAACCATCCTTTTTTAATTACAGGTACTACTCTTACTTTTTTATTTGGTAGAGTAAAAGAAGGGCTTTTTACAGCCACTTCTTCTACAACACCTTTTACTTCTTTATTTGCCATTTTAATCTTCTTCTAAAAAATTATTTACTATTATTACGCTAGAATATTCGGAATAAGTGATTTAGTTCGTGAAGGATCATAAACTGCTACACCCATTTGACATGCTCTAGTGATCATATAACCATCAGTACGATGACTCATTACTGTCATTTTACCTTCAGGTGAGAATGGATCTCTCATACCAGTCATATATCCCCAAATGTTCTCAGAACCTTTAGCATACATTTTCTGAATATTAGGTTCTCCATTGGTAGTACCGATATCCATGATATCATAACGATAAGATTCAGCTACACCACCATCAGGATGAAGGATCTTATTACGTTCTCTATCATCATACATGGAATCTACTTCAATAGAGAATTTAACTCCATTAGGACCCATATATTCTAGGAACTGTCCACCATAACCATAGTTCATAGTAGCACCTTTCATTCCACCATTATTACTTGTCTTGAACATACGACTAGAATCGAACAATGGTACGAACAATTGAGAATGTTGTTCCAATGCAAGGTGGAACTGTACAGCACCACGTTCTCCAGTACGAGCTACAAAGTGACGCTCATCAGTAGGAAGTTTTCCTTCTGAAAGATCCATAAGTACAGATAGCAACCATTCAATAGTGAAATCACTGTATACTTCTACACCAGAAGCTTCCATTTGTTGACGGATACCAGCACCTTGCTTTTTAGCATATCCTTCATTTGATTTATTGTAATACTCACCATTAGCACCTCTGTTAGAACGTGCAAACATAAGCATACGATTCTTTTCAAGACGGAACTCATGCTCAAATACATAATCACGATAGTTCAACCAAGTAGTAAAATCTACCAATTTACCATCGCGATCCTTTACTTTGAATTTAGTAGCAAAAGGACGGTTCTGCATATTACCTGCAACAGTATCTTCCATACGGATCATAGTGAAGGTATTTCTCATTGCGAAAGGAGAAGTATAACTGATACCACCACCACGGGTAGAAAGTGTATCTGTAATAAGTGACCAATCCCTTGACCAACGTGTATTGGCTGCAAGTTCTTCTACAGGAACAAATACATCTGGATCACCAGTAATAAGTTTTACCTCATACAACCAGTTAGTACCATCCATGATAGGATCGTCTTGGATCTGTAGAGAATAAAGCTCATTCTTATGACCTACAATAATATGTTCTGCTGTAAAGATGTTCTCAGGAAACAACATATAGAAAGAAGTTACTTGAACACCTGGTTCATCACCTACTGCTACTGCTGATCCATTAGGGGTCAAACGAGCTTCAATAAGTGGAAGGTTCTTCTTTCCACTACCGATCAACTCCCATGTGAAGTCATCGTCAGTTTCAAGTACTTTTGCTTTGTATTTTGACAATTGAGTATCAAGGTCAGTTCCATAATTTGTAGTATGAATCCTACGCATGATATCACTTGCCTTTTGTGGTTTACCTTGATAAATGCTATACAAGTGGTTTGCAGTCGTTAGACCAGACCAATGTTGAGCATCTGTCATTTGGAAAGTTGAAAATTGTGGCATTTGTTGTTACGTGTTATTTACTGTTATTAAAAATTAAAATTAAAATTCCATGTTGTCAAGAAGAGAAAGCATTCTAGCTTGATTTTCTCTTTCAGCAACACCTTTTAGAGAAGTACCTTGACCTCCCTCATATATTATATCATTACCTAGTTCTTTTTCCAATTGAGAAACTGCACTACTCATTTTCTGTTTTCCGAAAATAGATAGATCTGGTTTTTCATCAAAAAGTCCTAATTCAATATAATAATTCAATCGTGTGTCAAACATTTCAGTATTCTCTGCTCGTTTGTCACCCACAAAGTTCCTAAGTTTACCATTGGCATCTCTACCAGTAGGCTCTGTCATATTCTTTGCGATCTTACTTCGGATCTTTTCAGGTACTTTTATACCTGGAATTATCTCCTCAGTTTTTATAAGTTTATCTACAAAAGCATTTCGTTGCTCTTGTATCTGTATCTGTTCTGCTTTAGCTGCTTCTATTTTAGCTGCTTTTGTCTGCTTAATGGTATTCCTTAGATTTTCCACTGCATTCTTAGCATCCTCTTCATCAGCACCTTCTTTGAAAGATGCGGCAGTAAGACGTTTAGCAACTGATTCCTTCATTCCTTTGGAAAGAAAATCATTATAGATGAGTTGTTCCCTTGTAGCTCTTTTAGAATCAGCTACTTCTTCTTCATCTTCATCAGATTCAATAAAACTTTCTTCTTTAAGATTATCAAGTTGAATTTCAGTATTATGGATCTTAGTAGCCATTTCAATAGGTACACCTGCTCTTACGGCTTCCAAAAATTCCTTACCTCGTTCTCCAAGATCAGCATACTCATTTGCTTTGATCGTCTTAGCAATAAGATCTGCAAACTTATCTGCATCACCTACATCTTTCAGATCATCTTCTGAGATCCCTGCTAAAATACCGTCCTGATAAAGGGCAGAGGCAAATTTGGAATAAACATCCTTAGAAGAAGAGCTCCCTTTATCAATGGTGGACGGAGTATCACCAGTAACTGTTTCTTCTTCTTTGCCAGCAGTTACATTATTACCTTTTTCATCAACTTCAAATACATCTTCTGCATTGAAGGTTTCTTTTTCCTTATTATCTACTTCTTCAGTAGTTTCCTCTGTAGATGTTTTACCAACAACAGATTCATCAAAATCCATATTGAATACATCATTGGATTCTTCAATACCATCTATTGAAAATTCAAAATCATCTATCTCTTCTATCTGTTCGCTCATTTAATATACAAAATTAACTCAATTAATATCGTTTGTCAAGTGTTTTTCATTTAAAACACCAGTTTACTTATGCACTTTTCGACTGTTTATTTTTACTTGCTTCTATCTTTTTTTCTTCAATTACTCTGTCTTTTTCATTTTCTTTACTTTCATGTTCTGTTTCTATATTCAACTTTTCAATATCATTATTCAACTTAGCAGCCATATCTCCTGAAGTACTGTCTTGTAATGCTTGTTTGATAAGACCGTTGACCTTTGCAAGATCAATATTACCATTGGTTCTAACCTGCTCTAAGAAAGCCTGTTGTTGTGCTTTGAATAATTCCATATCCTTAGCATTTTGAATCTTCATTTCCTCTATCTGCTTGGCTATATCCCCTTGTTTAGCAATATCATCACTTTGACGTTGAGCAGCTTCTTGATCTCTTTGCATCTTCTGTTGTTCAGCACTTTCTATCTTACGTCTTACAGAACTTATACTAGGATCGGTAAGTATGTCAAGTATCTGACTGAAGTTGACCTTATCATTTTGAAGACCTGCCTGTGCCAATTGTTGCATTGACGCATATATCTTAGAATATTCAGGATTGTTACTTATAGCAATACCATGATCTATTTCTCTGAATTCATCACCATCAATCTTAGATGTTACCCTTGACATATCATCTAGGATATAATCTACAGTAATGGTACGTCCTTTATAAGCATGTTTAGCTACTTCAAGCATTGCTTTCATACATGCTACTTTGATCCTATCATGAAAATGAAAATACATCTCAGTAACATGTGAAGATTGAGTAACTGCTCTTTCAGTATTACCAACAAGTTCAGAAGAACTGATAGTACCTTCGCGTTGTTTTGATACACCAGATATATTACCCATCTCCTCTTTAAGGAAGTTGAGTACCATCATATTCTGTTGAAGGTAATTACCCATATCAAAATTCATAGGTGATCTATTGGCATTGATATTACCTGCTAATTTACCAGTTGATTGTCCTTTATTTCCTTCTTTAAATGAATCAATAGGTAACCATCCCATATGATCTGCATAATACAGAACATCTTCTATCTCCATACCTTCAGGAATAGATGCTAGATCCAAATAACCGATAGTACCTTTATGTTTACTGATTGTTTCCCATTGCTTATACATCATGAAATCATAATAGTAAGCATATTGTTTCAATCTTCCCATAAGAGATGTTGTAGGTTCCCCATCTACAGTATAATCACCACCTACATAAGGACATAATGTACCTGTAGGATTTGACATGCTATATGCTTTTACAGGAAATGGTTTCATTCTACAGAATATATCCTCACCTATACGAGTACCTTCCCACCAATCCTTTGCCCAAATATATTTCTCAAGAACCTCTCCTTTTTGAACATTAGGAACATAGAATTCATCTACCCATTTATAAAGCTCATTACCAGTCTTATTATCATAATATTTAAGCTTACCTATCTTACGATAAGAAGCCCATACAACTCTAGTTACCAATATAGAACCGTCTTCTGATACGAATTTCAATAGTTTATTGGTATCTACCATATCAGAACTTACAAGTTTACCATTGGAATCATACGCCATAGAGAATGTGCCAGCCATCAAATGAGGTTCTTTACCATGTACAATATCATCCTGTGCTCCATTGGCAGCATCTATCTGACCAATCTCTTCAATACGTTTAACTTCAGTATCTTTAAGATCATCAAAGTACATATCAATTACATTACCTCTTGAATGATATCCCCATTCAATGATGATATCAGCATCAGTAACATCAGGAGAATATCCTTTACGTATTACTCTTACATTAGCAGGATTACATTTACGTACTCTAGGATCACCACCTACAATATCAAGTGCGTATATTTCTCTACCACCTACAAGACCATCGAGAAATCCCATATTCCATTTGTATTTCATATTCTCTTTTTCGATCATATGATTAAGTAGATGAGTGGCTTTACGCTCTCTCATATCCTGATATTCAAATTTCAGATAGTTATCGAATTCTTTAAGTTTACGTGTAGCCTCTTCTTCACTCATATTAGCAGTTACAAGTTGTAAAAGTTGTTCACGTATCATTTGATTGATCTCTTTTTCCTTTTCAGAAATAGCATCTTCATTTATGACCTTGACCTTCCAATCAAAACGTTTTTTCATTTCTTCTCCTACAAGAAGATTGATCTTACTGTTTGCAATAGGGTAATGTTGTGGTTTAAAAGGAATATCATTACCTGCAATACCGTAAGGATCACACATTGCCATCATATCATCTATGTTCAATGTATTATTGTAAAGATCCATATTCGTCCGTATGGTATTATAATCGGAATTGAAAGCTTCATTATAGATACCTACATCACATGCTGCTTTTACACAATCTTTTGCCCACTTTTGATTTTTTTGTTTTTCCAGTTTCTTTTGAGAAGGAAATGTACTGTTATATATACTCATCTTTGTCTTTGTCTTATTGGTCTTTTATAATTATACTCATTGGTAGAGCTTGTAAATTTATTGTTCAATGAACTTCTTGTTCTAAGAAAAAATGGGTCCATTGTTCTACTTTTATTGTTATTCTCATGATCATCGAGATCCACTACACCGAATTTTTCAAGATCTGCCATGTATATCAATAACATACGTAACGCAGCTATCCTATCATAGTTTCCTATTTCAGGATCATACGCTATCAACTCTTTAAGCATTCCAGGAGAAACAATGGTCCTATAATTACGTTCTCCTTCTTCTTTACCATAAGCAGGTTCCATAAGATAAGAACGTATAAGACTATTACCCCAATTATTAACTGCCTTGGTAGCATTTGTTCCTTTGGAAGTATTACCAAAACCTACTTTTTTAGTAATTTCCATATCACGTAATATCCCAGGAGTATCACATAATAAGTAGGTGGATTGTATCCTATCGAAATATTGGAACATTCCTTTCTTGTTATTCTCATAGTTACATTTAGCATTATAATATTTCATGAGTCTATAGCAAATTTCATAGAATTCTTCTGCTGTCTGTGGTCTACCAGTATATTCAGCTACTATACGTCTGGTAAGTCTATTACCAACTAATATAGATCCTAACGAAGGTCCATTTGCATTATCATCATCATAAACGTCTGCTCCACAAACATATATATTAGGTTGTACACCACCATCTCTTTCAATAGGATGTTCAAATATCTCAACACAACCTTCAAGTCCTTTATTCTCTACTACAGGATATTGTCTTACAGGATGATTATCACTCAATGACCATTTGATCTTGCCTTCATTCATAGTAAGTTTTACCTTCCATGAAGCATCTGTATACATCTTAGGATTAACTGTTACATCTGCTAAGTGAATACTAAGATCCTCTACGTTGAATAGAGAACCTTCTTTACGCATACAGGCTTCCTGTGGTGTAATAGATCTATCGGCTTTTTCTTGAAGTAATGCATTAGGATCTTTAGAACTTTTCTTAATGATATCTCTACCACTGAATGTTTCTATAAGTGCAGTGATAACATCAGAGTTACCATTCTTATCATAGCAACCTTCACGGTTCATATATTCACCACAATAGTAACCGCATTGACTACCTACAGCAACTTTCTTATCAAATACATTGGGAATACCCATCATATTGAATGTTGATGGACTATAGAATGCTTCTTTAATACCATCAAAATCAGCACCTGCCGTACCACCAGTACCCCAAGCTACGATCAATCCGAATACACTATTACCTTGCTCTACAGAAGGTCTGGCGATACCTATGGTTGTTTTAAAATGTGGAAACTTTCCAGACTCTTCAAACAATACCAATTTAGCACGTTTACCCCTTGCTCTTTCAGGATCACCACCAGTAGTAACACCGATGATCTCTGATAATATACCTTTCTCCGTTTTGGTCTTAGGATCTTTGTAAGAAGCTTTTTTATGATCTTTTCTATCTTCGTAATCCCTAGATTTTCTCCAAGGAGTATTATTATCTACAAAGTTAAGGATATCCCATGCTTTATTCAGAATACCATCACCAAGTAGATAATCCCCTGATGATGCAATAGCTACTGAATTACTTCCTTTAAAATGATAATAATTCCTTGTAAGACTTGAACCACCTTTAAAGGAATATCCACGACCACGACTCTTTAAGTTGACTACATGATTACCATTCTGTTCAGCTTTCTCTATATAATGAAACCATAGGTAATCACTATCCCATATCTTAGGAAAATCTCTTTTACGTTCTGCTTTACGCATCTTCGTAACACTTCTTTTCTTTTTACCTAATGTCTTAACATCTTCAGTTATCTGTATAGGGCAATAGTTAAGATACCAGTAATGATAACCAGTGATCCATTCGCCATCAGATTCTCTTACATAACCATCTCTACAACGTCTTTGTTCTTCTCTCCAAAAACGCATATATCTACTTCCTGGATATCTATTAGGAGTAATATCACAATATTCTCCGTGTTTTTGAAAGTATAAAGCTCTTTCCCTAAAGTAATCCATATCCACAAGTTCATGTGGATCAGTGATATCAACTTCTATACGACCTTTAGGATCTTCCTCTCTTTCATCATAATTATATGGATCATTCCATCTTTTATAATCACTTAATTTCTTTCTGTTATTCTTTGTAAGATTGAATAAAAATGGTATATTCTCAATAGCTTCTACTACTTCAGCATGAATGTTATCATCCTCAATAGAGTTGATCTTCATGATACTATCAAAAGATAGTTTATCCAATAATGAACTATCCGAGGTTTGTTTCTGCATCTTCAAATTCTGCTTTTTCTCTACCAGCTTGTAATTCAAGATCTTCATTCATCTCGGTCATTACAAGTCTTTGAGTAGTTTGTAATGCTTTAATTGAATTAGGAAGATCTTTCTGCATCATCTGTATCTGTTTTACATTATGTACAGGTTTACCATTCTTATCACGTTCCTCAAGGTTTATATTCTGAAGGAATTGATCTATCTTACGTTGAGCTATCCAAGCACTTTCCAATGAATCCATAGAAGGTGTTCTACTCATTTCCTTATACTTCTCCATACAGGCCAATACAAGTTTATCAGGTTTCCAATTGAGATTATCAGGCATGATATCCATAAGTACTTCAATAGTTCTCTCAGACTCTTCTGTACGCATATAAGGAGATCTTACATCAGTTAGAAAGAATATCAATGACATCTCATCCACTGCCAGTTGAGTATTAGGTGCTCTATCGTTCCACAAGGCTTTATATTCCTTAATAGAAAGTAATTGTGGAGCGAACTCCACCTTACCTTGTTTATCTATCTCAAAAAGATATTTCATTTACTTTCTAAATGTAATTCATAACCATCGACATTAATCATTGGGGTATTATTATATTTCTTATTTTTACCTCTTTCTGACATACCACAAACTACATATTTCAATGTAAAATCATTGAGATCAATAGCAGCATCTCTTGCTTCATCGACTTCTACTTGAAACCATGAATTATTTAAACTTAATTTTTCATAGTCTTTAGTATGATTATATGGTATTCTAAGTATTACTTCCATTATTGATCTACTTCAGTTACCTTAGCTTTAACCTTTTTCATTTTATCAATCTTAACATACTCTGTAAGATCCCTTACAATAGTAGTAGCACTTGCCATTATATCTTCAAGGTCTGGTTGTTCATGGTAGAAGAAAAGTACATCGTGTTCCTGCAAGAAATAAAACAATTCCCCTTTATAAGGAAATGCACATGATGCTACTGTTTTAGCTGATTGATCTTTAATAGTGATCCACATACCAGGTTTTCCAGTTTTCACATTAGGTCCAATAGACATTACCTGTAAACATGGTACAATAGCATTCTCGTTCTCTCCTGCCAATATGATACGATTGCTTTTCTTAGGTTTAATAAAACCTCTTACTATCATCATACTACCATTAGGTGTGATCTTAAGGTCTTTAGGTGTCATCAATGGTCTACTGTTCACCTCTGCTTGTTTAGCATCCAATTCAGCTTTCCTACTATCAATTTCTTTAGCATCAACTGTCTTATTACCTGCTAGTACATCTCTATCTACTTCAACATTTTTCAATGTTTCTCCATTTGCTCCTACAATCTTCATTATACTTCTTCTTTTTTAATTTCTTTCAATTGGTTCTCTTTTTGAATCTTTTGATATTGTTCTCCAAGAGCTTTCATAACTTCTCTATTCTTCTCATTATAGACCATACCTTTAGTGTTCTTACCAAATGGATATGGTGTCCATAATGTATTACCTTTCTTCTTCTCTTTAGTTGCGTATTTAATCCTATCTCTACGCATGGTATATTCTTCATAAGTCTCATTCTCATCTACCAATCTAGCAGGTGACATACTCATAAACAACCTTGCTGTATGTATTTCTCCTTCATTCTTTGAGTTAGATGATACGCTTCTTTTAAAGGTATATTCCTTATACTCAATACCGTTATCTGTCACTTTCAATTCTAATTCAGGTAAAGATCTACCTGTTTTTTCTGCTACCGATTCATCATGTTCTATCGAACTTTTCAATTCTTCACTCATTATCTTCTTCTTCAAATTCACCTTCAAATTCATAAAGGTCTACACACTCATCCACTAGATCTTCTACAGGAGGATTTTGCATTACTGTAGTTACATAGGAGTTGATATCATTCAATCCTACAATCACTTCATCCAACTCTCCATCTGTAAATACATTCAATACAAATCTCTTTAAACTCATTTTGCCATTTCTTTATGTTCATCACGTACACGCCCTAATTCAAACCCTAACCACATTTTGGCTTCAGTAAGATACTTATATACAAAACCTTGTTCTAATTCAACCTCAGGATATACTTCACTAAAATCACTTGTATTATTAATTAGTTTTTGAATTTCTTCTCGTAGATAATCGACTTTTTCAATGTGATTTTTATCGTTATATTCTTTCGTAATAAAAAATCTATTTTCTGGTACACCATCAGAAACATCTTCAATGTCTCCAACAGTCTTACGTTTACCATCATTTTGATAAGGTGTAGGTTCTCCTAGTTGTCCAAGAATTTTACCTAACCATGCTTTACCAAGAAGTAAAGAATCTACTGTATTATTTACTTCTCTATAAACAACAGGTAGTTCTTCAATTGATGATTTTAAGCCCGCAGTAGATCTATTATTAGAATCATATATATAAATACCAGTTTCTCTAAATCTATCAAGTACATCTTCTACAGTCATTCCTGTAGGTATTGTAGCTAAATCTAATTTATAAAACCCAAAAGGTTTTAATTTCTTAACTAGTTTAGTCAATCCATCAATTTGCACTCTTAAACTTTTAATCTCTTCTTTCATTTTATTTACCATTTACTTCCATCAGGATGTTCACACTCTTTATTCTTACTTCTTGTCATCATTGCAGTAGGACAATTACATACTCCACATCTACTTATACCATCATTCTTTAAAAGAGGACATTCCACACATATAGCTGTTCTACGTAAGGATTCAGCTTCTGTAGTTGGATTAGGTATGATATAATTCTTCCAACCATTAATGATATCCTTTGTCTGTTTGATAATCTCATCTTTACTTTTCACGTTTATAAAACCTTTCGTAATTATTATAAAACTTTATACTTGATATAGTATAACATATAAACTCTATCAATCTATATACCCACACATTATTCATTCTTTCTCTTATTCTTTGTCATATAATTGATAACAGCTTTATTCGGTACAAACTTACCTAATTTTCTTAGGTATATGACTTTAAAGCTATCAGGATCACCTTTTTCTGCTTTCACCATTTCTTCTTTAAGAACTTTAAATTGATTCATCCAAGCTCTCTCAAGTATCGTAGGTGATATACCATGCTTCTTAGCTACTCTACGTATGATCTCAAGTTTATTATCATCAATCATCCTTTAAAGTTAGATTATATGATATTGTATTTGTACTATCAGGATAGACCCTTAAAGCAGGATGTAATCTATTATCCTTATCAAGAAGTTTATTCTTTCTCAATGATGTCAAACAGTTAGCAAAGCCTTGTTCCACCATATGACACTCGTCCACCATTTTAAGCTTATTCTCATAAGAGAAAAGCGTATTCCATTTCTTAGGATTCTCTAGGTCCTTATATTCACTGGCGATAAGAGCATGATTGTACATGATTGTTGCGAGTACATCCCTATCTTGTTTTCTTAATGTGTTTATAGGTTTCTGTGCTGACATCAAATGTATGTACAGATCAAAAAATGCTCTTTTCGTCAGTTTTAAATTTATCTCTTTCTTCATTCCGTGTACAAAGATATGTCAGTTAACAGGAAAATCCAACTAGGTTAATATTTTTTATTAAGAATTTCTCCATTTTATACTTAATTTATTTCTTAAATATACCTTCTATTGTTTCCCAATCAGTACCTTCAAGCATATTTACACACTCTTTATAGGTAAGTGGATCTCGTCCTTCAGAGAATTGAAATCTTAAACTTCGTATTTTAATTTCTTTTCCTTTGAACAGTATTGTAAACCAACCATCCTTACAGGTTTGATTGGAAATGTTTACTGTATAATAATAATGCATTGCTTGATTTACCATCTCTCATCATCTTCATTGAATGTTATATTACTCTCATCTATAGGAGTATCTTCTTCTTTAGTATCATCTTCCTCGTTAGCTTCAAAGTACTTCTCTCTACACATCTGATGGAATACATCAGCACTATCAACCTCACATTCTACATCTCTCTTACCATAGTAAGGATAAAAGCTTATCAACTGTACCACTTCTTCTTTACCACTTTGAGTAATTACCAGAGAAGTGAATGTGGTCATTACTACAGGCATCTCTTCTTGACTACCTTGCATTTCTCTTTCAAAATGTATTCTAGGGTATGTATATTTCTTTATTTTCATTTATTTCTTTCTGTATGTTTAACAGTATATTCATTATAAGGATTCTTTATTGCTGGAAATATCTGCATTGCTTTACTTAATGTGATATCACCTTTCTTAATCATTTCGTCTAATATCATTGTACCACTGATCAGATCATTATCATTAAGAACATCTCTTTCTAAATATTTTCTCTCTTTATAACGTAAATACTCAATAACTCTTGTAGTTAAATCTTCTACTTTATTTATTTCTTCTTCGGTCATCTATAATCTTTTACTTTATGCCATCCTCTATCAGTAGTGAATATCTCCATATCATCAGGATATTCATTATTACTTATTAGTACTTCCAAGAAAGATACAATATCTTCTTCTGTTAATCTACCAGCTACTACAGATCTTTTCAAACTCATATCTATATAACTTTCTAAAGGATCTTCTATTTGTTGTCTAATACCTTTACCTTTATTATTTTCCATCATTTAAATCTATAAATTCCATTCTGTAATCTCCTATATTACCTTTAATAGCTATAGGATCATCAAAGGTAAGTAAAATATATGACATACACAAGTATTTCTTAACATACTTTATTAATCCAGTAGGATATACGAATATTTTCTATATAGATATGTACTTATCGTTCCTTCAGAGAAGAATAGAGCTTACCTCTTACCTCTTTATAAAGAGATTCACTATACTCTGATTATCTTATAACTAAGAGAATAGTAGGTTTAAACCGAGGAGCTTACGCTATGGTCGTCTACTTTGTGAAGATGTAATTGATCTGTGAACTTCTAGGTAGGTTGCTCTTTCGAGGTTATCATATGTCGGGTTTTGACCACTTAACTTACTCTTATCCTGAGTACCGACTGCACCTATTATATCATCAGTTTTAAACTATTTACACCTGTATACCAACAAACCAAAGTATTAACTCTCAAAATTGGTGCAGTGTGCAACGATAGTATCAACTACACAACAAAGGTAGTCAATTAATATTGATTTGTCAATACCCTAAATGAGGTATTTTACATATTTAACAAATAATTAACATATAATGTATGTAAATGTCATATAGATGACAAATAATTTTTTATTTTTTTAAAATATTTTTTGTTGATTTTATAGACGTATGTGTTGTTTAAAAAATTATTTTTTATAAAAAATGAAATTGTATTTTATAAATAAACGTGTTGTCTATCCCATCAAACCTCCCCCTACTATCAATTGGCAATGGAAGTCCCCCATGGGTCTTTCAGTATGCCGATAAATATTTACCGACTAAAACAAAAACTATGTTGGATTTGCAATGGAATACTCGTACTTATGAAGGTAATGTAACTCGTTACGCTACTGGTAATGCAACACTTGTCAGTATCTCTGATACCATCAAGGAAGAAAACTCTAGACGTTGGAGAAATGCTATCATGCAATGCTCTAATGGTAAGCAGTATGCAGTCATCATGTGGGAAGCTCATTACGAGAAGACATCACCTGTTGTTGGTGATGCTTTACAGTTTGACATCTCAACTCGTGATGGTAAATCATTCTTCACTGTTATCTTCAAGAATGCACCTGTTATTGATGCATCAGTTGCAACTAATGACTTCGGCTTTGTTGCTGAAGATGCTCTTGTTGAAAGCAGAGATTAACTCACTTTAGTCGGTCACATTACTCCTTACGGGGTGTGTGACTGACTTAATCAAAAGTTCCTATCAGAACTCCTTGATTGATTCTTTGTGAAAAGTTCCTATCAAATCTACTCCTACTATCTAATGGTAGAGTTATAGTCTATTATAATACCACATAAGTTAGTCCATGCAGTATAGCTGCAACACTTGTGTAAAAATATCTCATGTTGAAGGTAGGCGATGAGAGTGTGGTATTTATTACTTATTTATTCATCCTTTAAAGAACTACAATGGTAATTCCAGCATTGATAACACTCTTTTGGTTAGCTTATGTCAGAGCTTTAGAGAGTGAGAAGATTGATTATTGATATTGTACTTTGAGAGTTGTGTTAGTTGATTGAAAATATCTTTAATGAAATTTCAATTGTAGTTAAATCTGCGGTATACACACTCTCTTAGTACTCTTATCATACCTTATATATAGGGTTAATTATTAAGCATCTCTTTTATGGGTGAGGCATATAAATCGTTGACCAAATAAAGCTAGGTCTTAATTCATTAGAAACGTATTATGTAGTGGTTCAAGTCCACTGTGCTTAATATAACTTACAATATCAGGTTAATCTTAATTCCTCTCTCGGGAGAGCTTGTAGCTTACTTATTATCACTTATTTAATATAAACATCATGACAGCAGACAGAGTAGCATTGATAATATTCATTATGATACCAATAGTGTTATACTTTTGGATGTTACATGATAAAGACAAATATGGTTAATAACTTAATCAAAGAAAAGTTCCCATCAAATAGACTTGAGGGATTCTTCGTGAAATAAAAGTTCCTTTCAAAACTCCTCTTGCTATCTGTTGGGAGTGAATAACTTGTTGATATTGAGTTATTTATGTTGTGAACTAAAGATTTAGTTATATAACTATAAAGGTAGTTGTGGGTGCTTATACATCACTCCTCACAAACAACTCAATTTTCAAACACTCAATTTCACAACCAATTAGTAATATATAAACTTTTCATTAAAAACTTATGGTATGAATTCCACCCTAAACGGATTCACATTACGCAAATAACTAATCATAAAAAACAGAAATTATGGCTAATCTAACATGGAAATCAAGAACTTACGAAGGAGTAACAACTTCATTCGCAAGATTTACAGGAGAATTGAAAGCAATCTCTTCAGAACCTAAAACAAGTTCATCAGGTAATCTTTACCGAAATGCAACTGTTGAGTTTGAAGGAGAACAGATTGTTGGTGTTATGAACGAAAAGAACTTCGAGCATGGCGTTAACATCGGTGATAAACTGATGTGTGAAGTATCTACCACAGACGGTAACACTTTCTACACGAACGTATCACATCTTCAAGGCGGTAGCACTATTGATCCTACAATGGCTGCAAACATCTTCAACTTTAAAGGACTCGTTACTGAAGCTCCTATTGAAGCAGAGCTTGAGCTTGAAGAATCACGTGATTAATCACGACTAAATAAATAACCATTGAATCCTCTAACCTCTTGACTGAGTGTTGGACGATTCTTTGGTTATTCTTTTTAAATGATAATCAACAAATAGTTTTCTTTATTTCTATAAACTAATCATTAAATAAATTCAATATGAAAGAAATATTCATAGGATTGATTATTATATATTTATTAATAAAATCTATAAACATATTGGAAAACTATAGAATAGGTAGATTATTATTAGATAATATAATAA